CCAATAGGTCCTAAAGGCGATCAAGGCGAACGAGGTCTTCAGGGTCCGGAAGGCATCCAAGGCCCACGTGGGTTGATTGGGCCGAAAGGCCCACACGGTGATACTGGGCCAGAAGGTCCGGAAGGTAAAGAAGGCCCTGCCGGTCGAACGGCTGACTTGGTTGGTTATTTTGAAAACCGATCCCCCAGTGAGTTGCCTTCCAGTGGTTTTATACCCAAAAACTGGGATAGCGTAGGAAATCCTGAAAAAGGGTTTCAGATGGCTGAGGGGCAAGGATTAAAATACGATGGTGGCACTGATGGGGATGGCCAAAAAGATCATGTATTTTTGTATGTAACTCAAACCTACTCAACCGTAGGATGGGTAAATGTTGGCAAGATTCAAGGTCCAAGGGGTCCTCGTGGCTATGCTGGCCAACAAGGAATAGAAGGCCCTGTTGGTCCACAAGGGGATGTTGGATCTACTGGACCTCAAGGACCACAAGGAGATCCCGGTCCTCGTGGTGAGACAGGTATGGAAGGCCCCCAAGGTCCAGAAGGTAATACGGGTCCTCAAGGTGTGGAAGGGCCTGTTGGCCCCCAAGGCCCCCAAGGTGAAATTGGCCCTGCGGGAGAACAAGGTGAAACAGGACCAAAAGGGGATACAGGAGCACAAGGACCTCAGGGTGAAGTAGGTCCAGAGGGTCCTGTTGGGCCTAAAGGTGCGGCAGGTCCGCAGGGGTTGCAAGGACCTCAAGGTGAAAAAGGAGAAAAAGGTGATGTAGGTCCACAAGGCAGTCAAGGAATTCAAGGTCCAGTTGGCCCTATAGGACCACAAGGCCCAGAGGGCAAAAAAGGCTCTCCCGGACAAACTGCTGAATTGGTTGGGTACTTTAAAAACCGCACACCAAGCGAACTACCTCCTGATGGTTTTATCCCTGCAAATTGGGATAGCCAAGGAAACCCCCCAGAAGACGAGCAGTTAACCGCTGGTGAGGCGTTACTGTATACCGGCGGTGTTGAAGGCGATAATATAAAAGACCATATCTTTTCTTTTGTGACGACTTCATTTACATCTTCGGGATGGGTAAATGCCGGAAAAATTGAAGGGCCAAAAGGGGACACAGGCCCTCAAGGCCCACAAGGTCCTGTAGGCGAAACGGGTCCTCAGGGAAAAACCGGGCCAGAAGGCCCCCAAGGACCGAAAGGTGACACAGGTTCGCAAGGTCCTGTTGGGCCGCAAGGGGATCAAGGCAATCAAGGCCCTCGCGGTTATACGGGTGAAAAAGGTCCAACAGGCCAAGAAGGTCCTCAGGGACCAAAAGGCGATACGGGACCAAAAGGTGATACGGGACCACAAGGTCCTGAAGGTCCTCCGGGAAGCAGTTTCCCATCCGGCACAAAGATGCTGTTTAGACAAAGCTCAGCGCCTACGGGTTGGACTCGCGTCACCGGCGATGAGGCAAATAACCGAATGTTGCGAGTGGTGTCTAGCGGCGGTGTTTCTACGGGCGGTTCAGATAGCCCAACATACAACAACAAAGTGCCGCGCCACACGCACAGCTTCAGCACGGGTAGCCAAAACCGTAGTCATAGCCATAGTGGTAGAACTGCCCACGAATCTAACAATCACGCCCATGGCACTTATGACGCAAGAGCGGCATATTTTTCTACGCCGGGCGGGGCATATCCTTTTTATGCACAAGGGAAAAGCGGAACAACGAGAAACAGTGGTGGGGTTACCTCTACTCACACTCACACGTTTAGCACTGGCAATCAAAGCTCAAGTCACCAACACAGCGGCACAACGAGCAACAACAGCGGCAGTGCTTGGTCGCCGCGCTACGTTGACATGATCATTGCTTCCAAGAATTGAGGGGATATCAAATGAACGAAGAACACGTCACAGCTTATGAATACTCAGCAGACAATGGCGAGTATTTGGGAACATACGAAGTGCCAAAGTGCATATCGAGTGGCGAAGTTCATCTCCCTAAAAGTATGACGTTCACACCGCCGCCGACTTATGTGGCTGATGGAAAAGTACCCGCTTGGGACGGTGATAAGTGGGTAGAAATTGACGACCCATACAAACTTGCTCACCCCCCAATGCCGGATGACTATTCAACGCTTAATGAAGATTTCATTCAATGGATGATCAAGCACGGTCTTTGGACAGCGGATGATGAAGATAAATACCAAAAAGATAAAGCAAAACCCCATAACGACCTCGAACCAGAAAACGGGATGGTTTAACCATGAGCGTCACTGTAAAAACATCATGCCCGTTGGGTAGCAAGTGCGAAGAAATTAAAGACGGCGAGTTGCATCGGTGTGCTTGGTTTATTGAGCTTGATGGCGTTAACCCCAACACCGGCGAAGAAGTTAAAGACCGTGGTTGCGCGATGGCGTGGACGCCGATTCTCTTAGTTGAAAACGCAAAGCTCACAAATTCAACGGGCGCGGCTGTCGAGTCTTTTCGTAACGAGATGGTGCAAGCAAATGAACGGTCAGTACAAATGCTCGCTGAGTCGGCAAGGATAGCGGGCAGATTGAGCCATGACTGACTGCGCTCTGGACTTAACCACGGTCATCACGCATTTTGCCTCCGCCGGTTCAGCGTTTCTTGGCGGTAGTTCGATGATGGTTTACATGCAACCGTCTAACCTGCGTGAGGCAGTAGTGAGGATACTGGTCAGCGTGGTATCGGGCGTAACACTTGCACCCGCTATTACCACCAAGATATTTGACGACCCATCGACCGACTATCGGGTCGTGGCGGGCGTTTCGTTTGCTGTCGGATTTGTTGCTTGGTCAGCGCTGGGCAGTGTGGCACGGTATTTTGAGCATCGCCGAAATCAAGATGCGATGGAATTGGTTAAAGGGGTTAGAAAATGATGGAGTTCCTCTACGGCATAGCCTTCGCAGTTGAGTTCGGGCTGGGTACGGCGATTCTTATTGGCCTCTTCCAGAACATCTGGGAGACGGCGGTGAAGTCGAAATCACTCTTCTGGGCGCTTGGGTGGAGTGCCTATGCCATGAGCTTTACGAGCTTTCTGAAGGCGATGGGCGATGTCAGTCAAGTCTTTGAGATTGTCACAGGCATTGTTCAGATCATGTTCCATACCTTTGTTTTGACGTATGTGGTCATATATATGCTGGAGCATTATCATGAAGACAAGTGAACAAGGCATCGACATGATTAAGGAGTTAGAGGGTTACTCGGATGTTGCCTATCCTGATGCGGGGACAGGTGGTGCTCCCTATACGCTGGGTCACGGCCATACGTTCCGGGTCAAGCCCGATCAAAGGTGTGACCGCATGCAGGCAGACTACTGGCTACGTCATCAAGATGTCCCCGTGGCTGAGCAAGGTGTTAACCGCTACGTCAAGGTTCCCCTCAAACAAAACCAGTTTGATGCCCTTGTGTCATTTGTTTTTAATCTTGGCGTGGGAGACTTAAAAAGTAGTACACTACTAAAGAAGCTAAACGCTCGTGATTATGCGGGTGCGGCAAAAGAATTTGAGCGTTGGATCTACGCCAACCACAAAATACTGCCGGGTCTGGTCCGGCGGCGGAAAAAGGAAGCCGATGTTTTCCTTAACGGTTATTGAATTTTTGCGAAACCATGCACGGGCATTTGCCCTCGTTGCCGGAATCGCAGTGGCCTTTAGCGTGGGCCTGTTCTTAGGCTGGTGGCATGAGCACGATAAGCTCGTCACATACAAAGCATCCGTGGCTCAGATAGCGGCGGACCAAGAGCGGCGTAACGCAGAGATCGTGCAAAAGCACACGGAAGTCAAGGAGCAAATCCATGCGGATTATCAGGAACGTATTGCTCAGCTTAGGCGTTATTATGACAAGCGCTTGCGCGAGCAAAATTCCGGTGAACTGCCCTCCGCCTCCAATGCCACCCGAGGAGCTAATGGTTCCTCCGGTAACGCTCGATCTAATAGAAGTGCCACCTCGCTCGTTGAGGACTGCGCCGAAGTAACGCTCCAGCTACAGGAGCTACAGCGGTGGGTCCGTGAAACGAGAACAGAGTAAGCGCCATTTCGGTGCTTATGCTTGCCCCAAGCTTTATGGGGCATTTTGAGGGAGGCTTTATGAAAAAGCACCTTTTAGCCGTTGCACTCTCTTTGGGAGTAGGCGCGGCACATGCTGTGTCTGTCACTACGGATGGCCAAGTGGTCAACCAATGTACTTTCACTAGCGTCACGCCCGGTGAGTTCGGTTCTAACGTAATCGACCCCACCAAGTTGTCAACCAGCCATGTCGGTGGCACGGGAAGCTCTGTGAGCTTTACCTATACGGGACAGCCAACAATGAGCATTCAAGCGCCTTCAGCGTTTGCTACGGCTCCTGACTTGGGGGAAATTACACCCACGTTTAGCGCCGCCGCATCGTCCACGGCCAAGGGTTCATTGACCTTTACCGGCGGCTTGGCAACGACTCAATATACGACTGGTTCTTCAGACCAGATCGACTTGGGTCTAGTGGCTGACACAGGTTCGGACATTAACTTTCCTGCTGGGGATTACTCAGCGGCAACAGTTCTGACTTGTAGCTAAGCCATGAAAAAGTCCAACGTTTTAGTTGGGCTTCTGTGCGTCCTAGTGGTTTCGACTGCTGGGGCGCATGGGATCATGCCCACTCGCCTTCAAGCCCCTTCTGGTAGTCAAATCATTGGCTATCAGTTCAAGGCCCTAAACTTTTTTGACCGAACTTCGACCTATCGAGTCGAGTGCTTTCGCAATGCGCTGGCGTTTCCTGTGCCGTGTCTGGCCATGCCCAAGACGTTCACGCTTCGTCCAAATGCAGGACGCAACTTTCGGGTCCGAATAGATACCGGAAAGAAAAACGGAATTTATTATATTTGCACGGCCTATATCCCACCGCCCGAAGAAACCTCGGTCATCACTCGAACATGCGCCAGATTCGGGGTCGGGGTAAACCCTAATGATGGGGGGCGCTTAGAATGAAATGGCTCTTAGCTCTAACTTTTTTTCCTTGCGTGGCGTTCGCCCAGCTTGGCAGTCTATCCCTGCCTGCCGCACCTCAGTGGCCACCCGGACAAGACCGAATCCGATCATCTGACGGCGTTCAATGCGAGACCTCCACCACACCTCGCAAGTGGTTCATGGACATTGGGGTTTTGGGTGGGCGTGGAAACGGTCTTGGATCAAACAATCAAGGCACGGTCATTGATGTTAATTCGACATTTGTAAATAACAACTTTGAAAGAAACACCTATGCAATTTACGCAAGGGTCGTCATCAATCTGGATTCCACGCCACCAAAGATGAACTGTAACGAATTGTATGCGCTAGAAATTCAGCGCCTACGTTCTGAGATTGAGTACTTACAGATGGGCCAAGGCGTTGCCGGGTCCGTGGTAATGGAATAAACTGTCGATTAAATCGGCTAATTGATTAAGGAAGTCAAATGCCATCTACATTTTCCAAAAATCTTCGGATTGAACTTCCCGGTGATGGGGAGCAGTCTGGTGTATGGGGAAGGACCACAAACCGAAACTTGGGCACGTTGCTTGAGCAATCAGTAACTGGATCGCTTGTTTGGAACGTAAGTGACGGAGACGTAACTTTATCGGCATTAAATGGCGTAAGCGACCAATCAAGAAATGCCGTTTTAATTTTTACAGGCTCTTCGGTTACACCAATTAAAGTCAATATTCCAAATGTCCCAAAGAAATACACGGTTGTGAACGAGTCCGACACAACTGTCCAAATTATTTCTGTTGGTCAGTTTGATGTTGAATATAGGTCCGAGGCTTATATTTATAATGACGGCAACGGCCACATCACAGGAAAGGTTATATCTGATGGCGCTCAAAACTTACTTAAAGACCAAGATCCATTCGACAGTCCAGTATTTACGGGAACGCCTACAGCACCTCAAGCTCCCAAAGGTTCTTCTGGATCGCAAATTGCTACTGTTGGGTTTGTTGCTGAGTCTTTTAATAATCCTGTTTTTTCTGGCGTTACTCAGGTAACGGGACCTATTGATGTACAGGATGATGCAAACTTTGCCGGTCAGGTTCTAGTTCCTACACCCCCTCAAGAAGATGCTCCAGCATCCGCCGCAATTAACGTTGAATTTTTCAACAATTTCCTTGCCAAGCCTGAATTTTTTGGGAATGTTAAATTTTCTGGTACGGAAAATTTTGATGGCGATACCAACTTCAATGGGCCTGCTACGTTTGGAAGCACGGTTGATTTTACTGGTGATGTGAAAGCGAACACGTTGCCATACCTTACATCTGACAGACGGATCGCTACAACTGAGTTTGTCACATACGCAATTTCCCAAAATCCCGGACCAGAAGGTCCTCCCGGAATTCAAGGCCCTGTCGGACCAGAAGGGCCAAAGGGAGACGCTGGGCCAAGAGGGGATAGGGGACCACCGGGGCCTACGTTTAATTTGACGGCTTATGCAGTCGAACTTGCTCTGGGCTATAAACCTCAAGAAAATTTGGGGTATACCCCCGCTAGCACAAACAGCCCATCGTTTACCGGGAACGGTAACTTCACTGGTTACGTTGGTGCAAGAGGTTTTAACCTGACGGGCAATACTTCGGTGCATGGCGATTCCGGCAAAATAAATCTAACGGCTGGTGGTAGAACTGTGTTTCAAGGTCAGTCTGACGGTGCGTTTATATCGCCCAGTTCAAACGCTGTTAAGCCCAACGGTGGGCCATGGGGCAATTACTCAGACGCACGCCTCAAGACCAACGTCCAGCCTCTTACATCAGCTCTAGATAAGCTTATGCAACTCAAGCCCGTGTCTTATGAGTGGGTTGTGGACAAGCCTTTGGAGAACACCGTTGGTTTCTTGGCGCAAGAGGTGGCCAAGGTGTTTCCAAATGCGGTGGCTGAGGTCGATGCCTTAGAGGATGAGAAGCCTTATGTGGGCGAAAAGACCAAGGTCATGGGCTTTAACAATGACATTTTTGCGTACTTGATCGGCGCTATTCAAGAACAACAAGCAGAGATTGAAGCCTTAAAGTTAGAGCTAAGGAGCAAATAGTGGCTCTTGTACAGATAAAGGTTGATCCGGGGGTCGATAGGGAAGGCACTAGTTATGCCGCTAAGGGCAGATGGTTCGAGTGCGACAAGGTGCGATTTGTTTCAGGAAACCCTGAAAAGATAGGCGGCTGGCAGAGAATATCAAGAGCTACCTACAAAGGTGTGTGTCGGTCTCTTGTTAATTGGACAACTCTAGCAGGTGATCAGTACATTGGGGTTGGCACAAACCTTAAGTATTATCTGGAGCGAGGTGGAAGTTATTTTGATATAACACCTATTAGACAAACTTCCGAAAATTTGGACAACCCGTTTTCAACTTATGTCAGCACCTTGAAAGATAGCATTGAAAAGGGTGATTCTATTATTGAGGTATCCTCTGGTAACTTTCCAGAATCTGGTGGAATAATAAAAATAGGCAGTGAAATCATCCGATACGATTACTTTAAAGAATCGACATTTTTTGAAGTAACAAGGGGATACAACGGAACCGAGGCGTCAGACCACGCGGCGGGAGCGGATATTTATTGTTCGACTATATCTGTCCAAGATGTAGGCAATGGAACATTAAAAAACGATTTTGTAACAATCTCCGGCGCTGAAGGATTTAATGGTTTATCGACCAATGATTTAAATAAAGAGCATCAGGTTTTTAATGCGACCTCTAGTGATTCTTTTTCTATTGATCTGGGGGTATTTCCTACTGCATCTGGTAGTGGTGGAGGCTCTGCGGTAAAAGTCCAGTATCAAATCAACACTGGTCTGGACATTTACAAAATTGGTGTCGGTTGGGGAACTGACCCTTGGGGTGAAGGCGGTTATGGATCACCCGGCAAGACAGGACTTGGGCAACAATTACGCCTATGGTCTGCGGCAAACTATGGAGAAGATCTGGTTTTTAGCCCCCGAAAAGGGGAAATATTTTATTGGCAAGCATCAAGGGGTGCGACAGAAAGGGCCGAATACCTGAAAGATCTGTCCAGCGAGTACGGCTATAAAGGACAGTTTGTCCCTCATACAACCAATAAAGTTATTACCACTCCGACAGAAAGGTTTGTTGTTGCTCTAGGAGCCAACCCATACGATCCGACTCAACCCAATTCTAATTTTGACCCGTTGTTAGTCAGATGGTCCGATCAAGAGAATCCATATGACTGGGTTCCTGAGATAACAAACCAAGCCGGTGGTTTCCGGCTTTCTCATGGGTCTTATATTGTTGGTTCTGTAAGCACGAGGCAAGAAACGCTCATATGGACAGATCAATCGCTTTATTCCATGCAGTATGTGGGCGCAGAATATGTTTGGGGTTTTAATCAAATTACCGATAACATTTCGGTCATGTCACCTCAGTCCATTGCAACTGCAAACAACGTAGTGTTTTGGATGGGTAAGGATAAGTTTTATTTGTACAACGGCAGGGTTCAAGTTTTGCCGTGTACATTAAGACAGTATATCTTTAGCGACATAAATAAAGACCAGTCTTATCAGGTATTTTCTGGAACAAACGAGTCCTACAGCGAGGTCTGGTGGTTCTATTGCTCTAACCAATCTAGCACCGTAGACAAATATGTCGTTTATAACTATTTGGAAAACATTTGGTATTACGGATCACTAAAGAGATCAGCGTGGCTTGATTCAACAGTTCGCCTATACCCGTTGGCCGCAACATACGACAACACATTAGTTGACCACGAGTTTGGGACCGATGACAACGAAACGGATGAAACGAAGCCCATCCATGCTTACATTCAATCTGCTGACGTAGAAATAGGTGAAGGCAATGATTTGTTGTTTGTTTGGCGTATCTTGCCGGATGTAAACTTTACCGGCTCCGAGTCTGACAAACCGTCTGTGACCGTAACATTGCGGCCAAGAAGAAACGCGGGTGCCGCATTTAGGCAGGCCGACTCTCCAACAGTGCAAAGCAAAGACGATTATCGTAAGCAACCGATGTATATAGTCCAACAGTTCAACGGCCAGATATACACAAGGCTTAGGGCAAGACAAATGGCCCTACGGGTCGAGTCTAATGAAATCGGCATAGCTTGGGAGCTTGGCTCATTTAGAGCAGATGTAGTTGCGGATGGTACACGATGAAAAAGATTCAGCCCGTTCGAGCACCTAACCTACCACTGCCGCCCGATGAGTATTCACGGTCATATTTGGACCAACTGACAAATGCTTTGCGCCTGTACTTTACAAGACGAGACAGCAACGAGTCTTCTTTGTTTGACAAAAGTGGAGGTCAGTTTTTAAGCAACCCATACGTGCAGGTGTCTTCAAACTTAGGCCAGCAAACGTTAGACAACACTCCGGTAAACGTTAAATGGTCTTCTGTAGATTTTGCAAACCAATTTAGCCTTAAAAGTCAGGCCGAAATTGAATTTGGTGTGGCTGGTATGTGGAGGGTTGAATATGAAATGCTTTGTTTTAACAGCGACAGTAGCCCACACACCCTCTTTACTTGGCTAAAGTTAAATGGAAAAGACGTTGAAAAGTCGGCACGGGAATTTTATTTAGATGAGTCTTCTGGTTGGATGGCTAGAGGCTCGTGCATAATTGAAACAAAAGAAAAGGATTTGCTTTCTCTGTCTTGGACCGCAGACAAATGCGGATACCCCGGCGGATTAGACGGCGTGTATATCACTTTAAACCCTAAGCAAACCAAGCCATATGTAAGGCCAGAGGTTCCCTCTGTTTTGACTAGCATTACGTTCGTATCTGCACCTCAAGGATAAACCATGAGTATTAAACAAGCCGCACAAATAGTTCAATCGCAAGGGCGTGGAAATGATTCCATGCTTATGCATGTCACACCCGGAGAAGTTCAAGCTTTGCAAGGAATTGCCCAAGCGCATGGGGGTTCGTTGACTGTCAATCCACAATCAGGGCTTCCTGAGGCGGGGTTTCTTGAAAGCGTTTTGCCTACCGTTGCTGGTATCGGGATCGGGGTGGCTACGGGCAATCCTTTCCTTGGTGCGGCGATTGCGGGTGGTGCAGGGTTTGCCACAACAGGTAGCCTAGAAAAAGGTTTAATGGCCGGTATCGGCGCTTTCGGTGGCTCTAGTGCCTTGGCGGGAATCGGGGCGGCTGGGGCGGCTGGGGCGACAGGTGCGGCTGGGGCGGCTGGTGGTGCAGGTGCGGCAGGGTCTAGTGTCGCTGGTACAGCGGCTAGCACTTCCATTGCGCCTACAATGATACAACCCTCCGCGATGTCCAGTGCGGTGGGGTCCGGTGGTTTGACCGGCGCTCAAAAGTTCGCTGGCATGGGGTTCGGTAACAAGCTAGGCGCAATCGGCCAAGGTTTCTCCAACTTAGGGTTTTCAGGCAGTCTGGAGGCGATGGGTACGGGCAACCTGCTTATGGGAGCCGCCCCGCTTGTAGGGGGGATGATGGGAGGTGAGAGTGATTTTGCAAGCCCAGAGCCCGAAGGTGATAAACGCCAGTATGATTGGGACCCCGTAAGCGGTCGTTTTGTAAAGCGTCCTGTCGTCTCCGTGTCGGACTACTCTGGGCCTAAGCGCAGTGTGTTTGCCTATGCTGATGGGGGCAGTGTTTCTAGGGAGGACCAAATCCAAGATCTTTATCAAGAGTTAGTTGGTAGGGAAGCGCAAGCGGCGGATATGGAGATTTGGACCCGAAGACAAAACCAAGGCTTAGGTGTAGATGATATACGATCTCAGATGATGACCTCGCCAGAAGCTATTGCTTATGCCCAGCAAGTTGAAAGCGATCCGAATTACCGAGGACCGCGACAGCAGTTCGAAGAAGGTATAGAGGATTCAAACCGCAATCAAATCGCCCGCATGTATAGAGAGTATCTTAACCGCGACCCAGATTCTTCAGAAATTAATCATTGGGCGGATGAGATTGGGTACGGCTCAAGTATGGCTGATGTGCAAAACGCAATTAAAGCGTCTCAAGAAGCCACCAATATAAACAATCGTGCAGACATACAAGCGGCATACATAGATGCATTGGGACGTGCTCCGGATCAGGCGGGGCTAGAACACTACCAACAAGCTATGCAAGATGGGCTCGATCCAACGGCTATGAGGTCCCAAATCATGGGTTCTTCTGAAGCCTCAGGTATTCGTGCGGCTGAGCAACAACGTATGCAAGCATTTTCTCCCCCACCGCCAACACCCATGACACCCAGTATGGGTGCGACCCCGGCACAACAGACGGGTATCGGGATGATCCCAAATCGCTATCAAGCGCCTGTTAATACACCAAGTCAGGGGGTAAACGATTACAACCAACTGTTGGCTAACCGAGCTAACTACGAGTATGTTGAAACGCCGATGCCTGATGCCATGCGCCCACGAAGCCCGCAAGAAATGCAAAACATGCGGGATCAACAGTTGCTAGGACAACAANTTCGCNTACAAGATATTCAACAGGGNGCGGCGCAATCAANGAAACCGGAAGAGTCAGAAGCAACCNCATCTAAGTCTAATGACGATGTGTACCCGCTGGTTAGTCATCGAACCGGTGAGGCATACGCTCAGGGCGGCATTACATCAATTAAAAATACCCCCAAGTTCCAAGCGGGCGGAGATATGGAGTCCGATGCATTTGTAGTGCCGGCCGATGTAGTTAGCGCTTTGGGCAACGGGAGCACCGATGCGGGGGTTAGCATCTTGAATGACTACTTGGGTGTGGCGATGCCAATTGAAGGTGACGGCGATGGATTGAGTGATGATGTCCCGGCTACGATTGAAGGCGAGCAACCGGCTCGCGTGGCAGACGGCGAGGTTTATATTCCTGCTGGCGTTGTAGCAAAGCTGGGTTCCGGTGACCCCGAGAGGGGGGCGGCCAAATTGTATGTTATGTTGGACAAGATACGGGAATCTGCTCACGGCAATAGACAACAGCAGAAAAAAGTAAAACCTGAAAAGGTCATGCCCTGATGAATATTCAACATGTATCTATCGAGTATATAAATCAAACTTGGCCATTTGTTGAAAAGTTCATATCCGATGCAATTGATAACCAAGTGGGTGAGAAAGACTACACATTAGACCAAGTTAGATTAATGGTCACTTCGGGTCAGTGGCTGTTGTTGGTAGCAGTTAAAGACAAATCCGTTAAAGGTGCGGCTGTTGTCAACTTTTTTAATCGTCCGAGTCATCGGGTCGCTTTTGTTATGTACATTGGTGGACGTTTAGTCTGCAACCATGAAACTTTCAGTCAGCTTTGTGAAATTCTTAAGGCATTTGGTGCTACAAAAATTGAAGGTGCTGTCAACGATGCAATTGCTCGATTATGGCGGCGGTTCGGTTTCACAGATAAATATCGGATTACAGAGGTAAGCATATGAGCGGCGACGGCGGTGGACAACCTACAAGTCAAACAGTAACCCAGACGACTATTCCGGAGTATCTACGTTCGGATGTAGAAGAAATGGTGGGCATGGCCTCGGGCCTTATGAAAGGTGAGTTGGACAGAGGGTATCAAGAATATGGAGGGCAAAGAATTGCGGGGTTTTCCCCCATGCAAGCCCAAGCTTTTCAGAATATCTCTGGCCAGCAAGTAGCCCCCCAATTAACTGATGCTTCTAATATGTCCCTCGGCGCAGGGCAGGCCTCATTGGGCTACGGTCAAAGAGCTGGCGAGTATGGACAAAGAGCAAACGATTTCGGCAATGCCGCTAGCAATGTGGGCCTTAAGGGTTTGGGTTTTGGCGAGGGCGCGGCTCAGGCTGGGCAAGCGGGTTTTTCTCAAGCAAATGCAGTGGCTAACCAAGCGGGAAATCAAGCCCATTTGTTTGGTACACGCGGTCATTCATATGGACAGCAAGGACAAAAACTCGCAAGAAATGCTCAGATCGTTGCAGAGCGTGGAGCGGACCAATACGGCGGCATGGGTTCTGGTTATGGCGCTCAAGCGGCTGGTCTAGCGGGAGGCGCTCTTGGCTATGGCGCTACGGGAGCAAATCTTGGTCAACAAGGTATGGCTTATGGCGCTCAGGGTGCGGGCATCGGGGGCATAGGCGTTCAGCAAGCTCAGCAAGGCTTCAATGCCGGTAGAAACTATCGAGCCGAAGCAACCTCTCCCGGAGCAATGGGTCAGTATATGTCTCCCTATATGGAGAATGTGGTCGATAGGCAACAGCAAGAAGCAATTAGAGAGTCCGATATCATGGCTCAAAAACAGCGGGCCGCCGCTGTGGGTCAAGGGGCCTTTGGTGGCTCAAGGTCTGCCATTGTTGAAGCAGAAAGACAGCGTAATTTGGGTGATCGGCTTGGTGACATTGAGGCCGCAGGATTACAAAAAGCGTTTCAAGATGCCAGACAAGCCCAGCAATTTGGGTCAAATCTAGGAATCCAAGGACTGCAAGCGGGATATCAGGGTCTGGATCGTGGGATGGCTGGAACGTCACAAGGCATGCAGGGTGCTCAAATCGGGATGGAGGGCCAGCGCCTAGGGCTTTCTGGTATTGGTCAAGCGGGTCAGATGTATGGCCTCGGAATGCAAGGTGCTAATGTCGGCTTACAGGGAAACCAGCAAAGAATTGCCGCAGGACAACTGGGATTACAAGGAACGGACCAAGCAATGAAAGGGGCAAGCCTTGGTCTTCAGGGTGTGGGCCAAAGCGTCAATGCTGGGCAACTTGGGTTGGCTGGTGCAAACACCGCTATTTCAGGACAAAGGGCAGGTATGGAAGGTGTCAATACCTCGATTGCTGGGCATCGAGCTGGTATGCAGGGGATGCAAACCGCTATTGCAGGACAGCAAGCGGGTATCCAAGGCGCTCAGGCGGCCAATCAAGCGGCTGGGACTTTGGGTCAGCTTGGCCAAGCTCAGTTTGACCAGCAGATGGGCATTACAGATGCCATGCAAAAATATGGGGCACTGCAACAAGCCCAACAACAAGCCGCTTTGGATACGGGATATGATGATTACCTAGCACGCCAAAATTTCCCCTACCAACAAATCGGCTTTTTCTCAGACGTTCTACGCGGCTTACCTATGTCACAGTCATCACAGACAATGTATGGAGGCCGACCGGATACCACAACTCAACTTATAGGCGGCCTTACAACCGCCGCTGGCGCGTCTATGGCCAGAGAAGGTGGCCACGTTAAACGCTTAGCTCAGGGCGGCGTAACAGCCGCCGGTGCAGAAAGCATGAACCCCAACGAGTTAGCGCAAAAGCTAAAGCGATTAAGCGATGGTCAGTTGCAAGCATATGCTAGAACCGTGAAGGACCCAGCAACACAGTCCGTTATTCGTAAAGAGCTTCAACGCAGGCAGGGTGTAAGGACACCTCAATTGGGTGCACAAACCCAAGCATTCGCTGGGAAAGCTCGTGGTGGCATTGTTGCGCTAAGCGGCGGCGGAGATCTTGCGTTTGGACCAAAGATGACGTTTCCACGCAGGGCTGATTTAGAGATTGAAGAACCTAAACCATTGTCTTCCGAACAGCAGGCGTTGTTTAATCGTATCCCTATTGACCCTAACTTGCCGGGTTCTTTCACTGGTCCGGGATCTGTAGACAATCCAGAGCTTGCCATGCAACGACCATCGTTGTTAAACAAAAGTCAAAGTGAAACAGGGGCCAAAGCACCGCAGGCAGACCAAAAACCCACTGTACCCGATGCGGATGCAGAGCCGCAAATTCCAGCAAAACAACCTACCGGGATCATGGCGGCAGGCAGGACTTCGTTCGAGCAGTTCCGCGATCAAATTCCGAGAGGCGAGATGGACCCCGCACGTCAGGCAATCCTTGACGATATGCAGGCCCGGTTAGACGAACGACTCGCTAAAGCAGAGGGTATGGAAGGTCGCGAAATTAAGGATGCAATTATGGCCGCAGGGTTGGCGATGATGAGCGGCCAGTCCTTATCAGAGGGAGTGGCTCTAGCGGCTCAGGCGGGGGGTCAAGCATATTTTGAATCCCGCGAGGATACGGAAGCGGCCATGCTTGAGGCAGAAAATGCTGAGCTTGCTTTCCGTCAGTACGAACTTGACTTGCTTGAAGGCAACGAGAGCAAGGCAAGAGAAGAGTTTGGTATGTTCTTGGATCACACCGCTAATATGGCCAATGCAAGGGCGCGTATGGCGGCGGCCCAGTCGAGTGCTAACTTAGGTGTTAGTGATATTCAAGATGCAATTGAAGATGCTCAGGGATTTCTAGAGTCATCCGATAGTGTTTACCGACAAGCACAAGCCAGCCGGGATGCATTACAAAAGCAACTTGACGCCTTTTCTAGGGCCACCAACTCCCCACAAGCGATGAAGATTGCTATAGAGTTGCAAAATGCCGAAAGCGCCATGCAAAACCGTGCGATGGCTTATTTAAATAAGACAAATCCAATGGCCGCCGCATATTTGCAAGCGACTGTGCAAGGGTCATCTGAAACGCCTCCTTTGGAAGAAGGCTTTATTATTCAGGAATAGTTTTAGCAAGGACGCTTTATGAAACGTGCAGTCAACCCGCAGACCGGGGAAGTCCGATTTCTTGTTAACAATCAGTGGGTTCCTCCGGCGAAGACTGCCGTTAACCCAGAAGGGAGAAAAGCGTACCTTGTTAATAACCAGTGGATATACGACAAACCCGTAGAACCGCCCGAACAAGCTGGTGTGGTGGACCGCATGGTGGGTAGCTCCAAGCGGATGTTTAATGACATCGGTACCGGGGCGCAAGCTCTGTTTGCGTCTGATGAAGAAAAGGCACGACTGGCTCAGGAAAATCTCGAAGATCAACAAACCTTAGCCAAAGAAGTGGGGGAAGTTCGGGGTCTAAAGGATGTTGGTGAGGCCTACGAAAAGAACGGTGTACTGGGTGCGGCGGGGGAAGTTGCGTCCCAAGTCCCGGGTGTTATTGCTGAACAGATTCCCCAGACGGGTGGGGTACTCGCATCAGCGGCGTTGGGCGCAAAGGTGGGTTCGGTTGTACCCGGTGTAGGTACGGCTCTTGGCGGTTTGATTGGTGCGGGTCTTTTCACTTACAACCAATTCTTTGGTGCAAACATAACCGAGCAAGCCGCCGAAGACCTTGCGCGAGACGAAGAAGTCGATATTGACACAGCGCGGGCGGCAATTGCGGCGGCGGGCATGAGTGCGGCAGAAGTTGTCGGTGGTGCCTATATGCTAGGCAAGAACATCGTATCCAAAGCAATTGGGCGTGATATAACAAAAGAGTCAAAAGAAAAAGCTCAAAAAGAGTTGGTGCAAACCGCCAAACGATCACTTGCCGGATCTGTGGGTAAAGGTGCAACCCGAGGCGTATCGGAGGTGCCGGTAGAGATTTTCCAAGAAGTTCTAAACCGTTGGCAATCTGAACAGGATGTCTTGTCGGATGAAGCTTTGGAAGCATATGGTGAAGCTGGTTATCAAGGCCTTATCGGTGGTGCAGGTGTCGGCGCTCTCATCGGACCGGCTGAGCGTAGTCTGGCCAAAAACAAGTTGAAAAGCCAAGGTAAAGACGTATCTGGCCAACCCCTACCGGACTCCAGCGAAGAAAAACAACGTCAAGAAACCCTGAAATCCGAGCAAAAAAGCGCGGAAGAAATACGTGAAGAAGAGTATGAGGCGTTTAACACAAGGCAGGCGCAGTTAGCGCAGGAGCAGTCTGCTTCAGGTCAGTACAAACTCAACTTAAAAGAAGGTAAAAAAGGCTCCACCCCCACAACATCGGTGCAAGGCGAGACGCTACCCAAAAAGCAAAAGGGCTTCGATGCATTTGGTCGGCCAACAACCCCCGATTCTATGACCAAAGAGCAGGTCGATGCCATTGTGGGTGAAGAGCAAGAAAACCTAGACTTAGGTCTAGACGAGATTGCTGATGCTTCGATGCTGGATGAAGAGTTAAATACACTCAACGAACAATTAAAAGGGCTTGGGAAAACCAAAGAAGACGCCACCAAAAAGAACCAGATCAAAGCCCGCATAGGGGAGATTGAGACGGCGCTTGCCAGCAAGGACGTGCTTGAGTTAACACCGCCGCCGAAGATCAAGGAGAAGGGCAAGCTTAAATTTGATCCGCTATTCACGCAAGACGAACTGACGATGCGTGGTCTTAAACCCAATGCCAACATTACTAAACAGTTAAAAAAGCTCAAGTTAAACGAGCCAGACGATTTGGGCAAAGCCGCCGAAATTATCGGCAAGGTGCAAAGCAACCCGAATATAGATGGCTCTACAAAGAAGAATCTGAAGTTGTTGCTGAACGAGAAATCGGGTTACACGACAAACGAAGCGCAGGGTGTGTTGGACTTGGAGCCAGCACCCGTTGAGGCTGGACCTTCTAACCTGATGGATAACACAGTGTTTGACCAACTAGGTATTGGCAAGACTGCTTACCTACGCAAGAACAAAGACGTGGTGGGGTTGGACTACACTGACCCTAAAAATTCCAAGTTCTTGCGAAACGTGTTGGAGATATACCGCGACATGCCCAATCGTTCTGAAACGATTGTGAACAATATCAACAACTTCCTAGAGACGCTACCGGAGCCGGTTGAAGAGACGGCAACAACACCCGAGTCGAGTGATAATATGCAGGGTGTGGTTCAACAAGAACTGATGTTTGACGATGAAGGAGACGTAGATGGAGGCGTTGATGATGGAGTCCCTGCCGTTGAGCCAGCCGCTGAGCGACAGTCAAGTGAGTCTGGCATGGGAGTGGGCAGTGTGGGCGGCACAGCAACCGCCCCACAAGAGAGTGCCCCCGGAGGAGTTGGAGGAGTTGAACCCACAGGACTGGGAGATACTGTGGGAGGAGTTGCGACTGACAATGCACGAGAAGGACCTGTATCCGGTGCAGTAACCAGTGAACAGGCGACTGCTCCAGCGCAGTCGTATACAGAGATGATGGAAGAGTCTAAAGGCCTGCAAAAGCAGGCGGACTCCATGCTGACTAAAAACGGCAAACGCCCCCCTCTGGGTAGCACCAAGCGTAAAGAGTATGACGGCTTAATCCAACAAGCCGACCAGAAGCGGAAAGAAGCCCTAAAGACTTTCGATCAAGAGCGAGCCGCTAACCCTGTGGACACGGCCGAGCCTGTGTCTCAGACCATGAAGATGTTAGAAGCCCAAGGGTTGGTGGCGGGTGAGTCCACGCCTGAACTAACGATGGCCATTGAAGCAGGGGACACCCGTGGCGCACTGCAAGCTATTGTTGACAACAACGATGGTCGATTCCCCGAACTAAGCCAAAAGATTGCGGCTCGTATGTTAGAGGACCCCAATCCCATGCCTAGTATGGTCTTGGTGGACTCTTTGGGGGTATCGAAAGATTTAGATCCAATTTTGGGCCAGTACGACACCAAAGATGATCAGGTCCGGTTGGTGCGGGGGGCAGAAAACAGTCATACATTTTTACACGAAATGACCCATGCTTATCTGCATCGGTTGTTGATGAATTTCAAAGACTCCCCCACCAAGCCACAAGCGTACAACGACTTACAAGATATATTCGATCATGTAAAAGAGACGCGCCCAGATCTAGCGGCTGAGTACGGCATGACCAACCTGTCAGAGTTTGCGTCCGAAGCGATGTCAAACAACCAGTTTCAAATGGTTCTGATGGGGATGCCGTATAAAAAAGAAAGCGGGTTCACCAAGTTCGTTCGTGCAGTGCGAAAGTTGTTCAAGGTGCAGGCAGACAACAATGTAGACAATGTGTTGTTTTCATCCATCATGGCTGTAGACGGCCTGATGGATATGGGTCGTCAATGGCAGGCCGCGCACATGGGTATGCCGATAGGCACATATGTTTTACCTGTAGACATATACGCAGAAAACTTCAAAAAGTGGTTTAAGGATTCTCAGATTGCCAATTCCAAGGGTGAACCTGTGGTGTGGTATCACGGTACCAGTCAAGACATTATGGAGTTTATCCCCAAGCAGGCAGACGCAATTTTCGTGAGTCCCAAACCCAGCTTTTCCCAAGTATTCGCAAGGATGTCACAGAATTGGATGGCCAAAAAGCAGTGGAGAGACTTGCCGTATGAGGAAAAGCTTGAACTGTTTACCAAAGCGTTTGAGATAAACAGAAAGAATCTTACAGAAAAAGTTAAGTCCGGTCAGCTATCGAAAGGTCAAGCAAATGACTATTTCAAGTCAATGGAAGATGCTGGCAAAAATATAAGCGACAAGGTATTTAATAACCTACTGGAATACGACTATTTATACGGTTGGTTGGCTGACATCATAAAACCTATGATGATTAGTAAACTACCTAGCGGCCCTAATATTATTCCAGTCTATGTACAGGCTAAAAACCCCTTCGATTATGCAAACCCAGAGCATATCAAAGCCCTTCAGAAGCGCTTACTAAACGAATCATCCAACGAGTTTACAGCAAAGCTAACTCCATATGAAGTCAATGACATAATCGGGAAAATTAAAACCGGTGACTGGCCTACTATTGAAAATGCGCGAGTACAAGCCGCTATCAAAGACTTGGGTCATGATGGCTTTTATATGTCTGAATCCCAAACCAAAAATCTTGCGGTATACAAATCGTCTCAATTGAAGTCCGTATTTAATCAGGGGGAATTTAATGATGACAACAACAACATTGCCAACATAGTTAGCCGGACTGTTAGCGACATTACGGCCCCGATGGACGAGCCGATGCCCAGTGCCATCAGCACAGTGCAGGCTCAACCTGATCGTGATGTGCGTGACGCAATGAAGGGGTACCTACAAAACGTCAACAACAGTGGTCTATCTCTGACAGATATTTTCCGGCAAAAAGTAGCTGACTCCTTGGCCCCGTTATCAAAGCGTCTAGACAAATACTTCACGGAAGGGTTCCAGAACGCGATGGGTAAGATCAATCCCATAGCGTTTGTCCGTCAGGCAATGGACCATCAACGTATATCGTTGCAGGTGTTTGAAGAAGGTGGCTTAAAAATGCTCGAAGACGGGTTCTGGAGCGCCACAAAAATCAAAGACAAAAATGGCAAAGACGTATCCATCCGCAAGGTCGTTGAGGCTATCAAAGCCTTCGCTGAAAAAGAGGGGATGGATTATGTAGACATGAAAAAGCGTGTGTCCACCGTGCTAGAGGGAATGCGCCTTAAAGAGTTGCGTGAATACAATCAGTCCGTGGAAGCGCTGGCTCAGTCTCAAGCCGCAGATGGTGATATTGAAGGTGCATATAAAACCCGTCTGGGAAAGATCTTCCTGCATAAAACGAACCAAGAAATAAATGATTTGGTACAGGTGTTCGAGAGCACCCCAGAGTTGCAGGAAATCCAAGAAATAATGAACGGGGTGCGGGATAACCTGATTGATGCCATGATTACCTCGGGGCGCATATCAAAAGAAACCGCAAAGACGTGGAAGGCCGCAGTTAGTTATGTGCCGTTTGAGCGCCTGCGTGAGCAAAACATCGCCGACAGTGTAATGGATAATGTTGGGGCTACTGGCATCGGGGCGTTGGCAAAAATACATCAGCTAAAAGGCTCAATGGATAAGCCTGTGGAAAACGTGGTTGATTCCTACATTAATCGCATGGCATGGCTGGTTGAACAGTCTATGCGCAACTCCGCACTTGTTCGTACTCTGGATACCATGAGCGAAGTAGGCATGGCTACGCCGGTAAAAAACCGCAAAGCCGCCACCGACCCCAACATCGTGTTTGATCGGGCATTCAAAGACGGTAAGCCAGTGGCTTATGAATTGATGTCAATGTATGATCTCGCGGCTTTTCTACAAGACCCTGAAGGTAGGCAAGGTGCGGTCATGAAGGCGATGGGATTTTCATCGCGCATGCTTAGGACGACAGTTACCGCAACCGTGCAGTTTGCCACCGGTCAGGTTATTCAAGACGCTCAGCGTGTCATATTTAACTCTGGCGTTAAACACCCATTTCAGGCTATGGCGAGGACCTTGGGTAACTTCGGGTCTGTAGTAGTAAACAGTGTGGTGCTAAATAGGGACTCGGCGCTTGTACGTTTAGCCAACAACCTTGGTATTGTGGGTGACTATGACTTTAATCCCATAAACCCCGGTACAACGCTGGAGAAAAACACTGGGGCAGTCCCGCGTAATTACGCAATGAAGGTTTTGTATAAGCTTGAGCAAGTAACCAAAGCATCCGATATGGCGGCTCGTTTGGCTGTGTATCAGCAGACAATGAAAGAGACCGGCGATGCATCATTGGCACATATGCGGGCTAGGGAACTCATTAACTTTAACCGCAGGGGTACGTCTAAAACCGTCCGGGCTTTGACTCACATCGTGCCGTTCTTCAACTCATATGTGCAGGGTACAGACCTGCTGTATCGGAACGCATTCGGCGTTGACTCTTCTACCGGGGCTAGTAAGGGTAAAGCGATCATTATGTTTATAAGTCGCATGGGGTATATGGCTGGGGTTGGTATTCTCTACTCTTGGTTGATGTCAGGTGACGAGTATTACGAAGAGGCCAGTGATGAAGTGCGTGACAAAAACTGGATTTTGCCAAGCGGCTTGAGTAAAGCATTTGGGCTAGACCAGCCGTTTAAACTTCCCGTGCCAACTGAATTTGGATTTATTTTTAAGTCCATACCCGAACGGGCAATCCAGTATTTCAAAGAGGACGCAAAGGGCGAAGCTAAGCCAGTATCCGAGGCAGTATTTAGCTACCTACGAGCCGCCGCAACCGACTATGGCATGTTGCCTGCTCCAACGTTGTTGAAAGCCCCGCTGGAGAACTGGACTAACTTCTCGACATTTACCGGTCGTGAGTTGGTGCCAAAGTACCTGCAAAACCGTTCGCCTGAATTACAGTACACCACCTACACCTCAGAGCTTGCCAAGGAGATCGGCAGTGCGATGGGTGTATCACCCATTAAGGTGGACAATTTGTTGCGGGGGTATTTTGGGTTGATGTATTCCTCGTCTATGAATGTGGCTAATGCGGTCATCAATCCGGACCGGCCTGCATTGGAACTGAGTCGTATCCCGTTGATCAACATCGGCCTGTTGGCACCGGTGGGTAACCGCACCAAAGATGAGTTCTATGAATTCCGCAACAAAGTATCGCAGGCGATTGCGGACAGAAATACGTTACTAAAGACCGACCCGGAAGCGGCTGTGCAGTTTATGGAAGAGAACGGGGCGTTGTTGGGGGCGGCACCCTATGTCAACTTGCGGGTACGCCAGTTACGTCAGTTTCGCGGCATCCGGCAAGGCATCCAGTCCAACGATGCGCTAACGCCTGAAGAAAAGACCGAGCAGTTAATCAGTTTAGATAAACTGATCAATGAAGTCTTGGGGGATATTCGTAGGACAAGAAACGACCTGCTCAAATAAAAAGCCCCCGCCGGAGCGGGGGCTGGGCATCCAACCCAAGGAGAGATCTAGGAGAGATCTATGACGGCGGAGACTTCCGTCACGGGGTAATTTTAGCACTTAAAGTCGCCAGAAGCCAACACCCCACTTTCCCCCATATTCCCCTATTTCAATCTTGATTACTGTGTCAAATTTCTGTGCATCGCGTTTTAAGCGTTCTACTATCGGCAAACTATAGACGCAGGGGATAAATACAAAATCGCCATAGGAAAGGTTATCCCAGCATAATCTGTAGATAACCTTTCCAACCTCAAAATATGACCAGCAAGCCATCAATCCTTGACGATTTCTTTAACATAACCATCGTCCCAAGACTTAGGTAGCTCAAGACGGATAGCCGAGACGGGTCCGACATCCAGATGGGTCCCCTTACCCATACGCTTTTTTATCATCTCTACCTTAACACCACGCTTTCTCATGTCACCCATGAACGTGCCAAAGTGCAACTGCTTCTCAGCACACCAACGTTTGAATGGCGTAGACACAATGAACAGATTACGTGTGTCGGGTTCAAATCGAATGCGAAGGTCGCCTCGCGGTTCTTGTATGGGGGATACCGGCATACTGCTATTAGCGGGGGAGGCACCGTTAATGATTAGACGGTTGTTGTAAAACTCCGCAATATATAGAGCAACTGTCTCTTCGGGCGAGTTTGTCAGTAAGTCAACTTTCTCCACACTGTCTACAAGTAACTGCCTTGCCCAGTCTGAGACTGCTTCAACCGAAATATTATGAAGCCCTAGTTGCTTGGCGATAGAACCCCCTGTTATAGCTATTGCGCTTAACACCGACCAGATACGTTCTCTTTGAGTTAGCTTGGCGTTGGCATCAATCTGGGCCTGCGTATGTGCAAGGTGAGCAACCGTCTCATCCCGATAGGCTTGGTAGTGTCGAATAAGTGATGCCCCTGCGAGACCATAGTTGTGTTCCAAACCGGCAAAAAGTACATCGGTGTATCCCTTGGGGATGTCGGCTACGCGCTCAACCCGCACTTCCAGCACCCGCATCAGCTCACCCTCGGGGAAGTCTTTGGCCGACTGTAGCTTCTCGTAAATACTGCTATTGGATGTAGTAATGGTAGGCGCTTTCCATGACGTGAAGTTCTGTCGCTCAGCGTTGGTTTGAGACATCATGCGGTTTTTGCCACGACCACTGGCTGATGCATACACCTGATCGGACAACTGCAATGCCTTCATGTTGGTGATCTCGTCAATCGTGATCGGCAGGTTCTGCATAACCCCCGCACGGTGCCAACGAGCGTTGGGTGTATCGTCAACCTGAAGCATAAGGTCCACCGGATGTCCCCATACACTATTGGCGGCCATGAGCGCAGACGACTTACCCACACCGGATTCAGGACTCATAAGATTCAACACACCCCCTTTAAGATTGGTGAAATGCATGAGTGGGGAACCCATACTCAAAAACAGCGTGAATGCGAATGGCTCCATGCCGGGTTGATTGTAAAACTGGACAATCTCTTTCCACCTATCCATAGAACCTTTCTCGCTCAAGGCATCCACAATATGTATATTACGTTGCGCGGGGGGTGCGTACTCAATGTCCTGACCCACAGGGTATCCATACAAAAACTCCCGTGTCCCTAGTACAAACGAGTCATCGTCTGTCCAACCCATCTGCATGCGAACTTTTTCTGCCTGCCTATCCATCTGTAAACTCCTTAACCATGATTGGACATAATGAAAGCACTCGGTTATATGCTTTGTGTCCGAAAATAAAAGCCCATTCTTAGCGCATGTGTCGCGCAGTCGCTCTTTTGCGGCAACGTCTGTCAAGGGCATAGAAAACTCGTGTACCCCGTCCTGCGGAAAGTGGACACGAAACCAAAGTACCTCACCCACTTCCGGGTCACGCACTCTTCGTATTACATAAAAATCATATTCACAAACAAGAGTAGGTCTTTTTGCCTCCCCATCCTCATCAGTGCCCTTGTTGTACCTCCACACGCCGGGCTTTCCTTTGGGGCGGAAGTACGGCTCTGGGTACTCAGGGATAACAAACCGTGCAAATGCCTGCGTATCATCTTTAGACCCATTAAGTGGTATTTGCACGACACGATCTTCTTCCGTCTCAGACTCAGGTACATACGTGCCTAACTGAACTGGCGTAGAGATCTTGCCCTTGTGAGGACACCCATCACATCCTGCTGGGTTCAGTCCCTCCAACGTGGCGCATGTATAAGGACCATTAGTCTGTCCGGCTTTTTTCGATGCCTTAGCAAACGTGTAATCGGGGTGGTCTTCTGATACCGCCTCGATAGCTTTGTCCCTATCCTCGCAAACTTGAGCGATAGATAAAGCACCTCTCCACATCGGCTCTTCAAGACTGGTTCGGTTTGTGACCATATGCACAACCTGAGCGCAAGGTGGGTCATGTTCCAAAATCTTTTTGAATGATGTGCGTTGGTTGTCGAACTCTGGGGGAACATAATCCTTTAGATGCTCCGGAACCTCAAACCCTAAGTCCCCCAAGTCATCTGCATCTTCCGCATCTTCTTGCTCCTCAATATCAAACAAGTCGATAAACGACACAAAATCCAGTGGGGTGTAGTCCTCGTTACGAATCGAAGCCTGTACCGGATCAGAACCATCTTTGGGGTAGTTTGTGGTGTAAGGAACCCGCATCAGTCGAGCGCTGTCTGTGGTCACACCTGTGTCGATCTTTAGCCCTTGGTCATGAGCCATCGCCTGCAAAGCTTTGGCAACTGGTAACCATAGGCCGGGGGATATATCAATGTCCACCACCCAATACAGATGAATACCCATACCCGAATCAACCCATAATGGGTCAGGTAAACCGGAGTCACGGATAAAGTTGCTGACCGCAGTTTCGGCCTCCGCATAGGAATCGTAGCTCTTGCTCTTGTTGGCTTTACCCACATCAATGTCCAGCCAAAAGGCTCGTGTGGATTTAGCGTTGTCCTGATTGCGGGTGCTATCGTCCAACATTGAGAACGGGGTGTAGTACACATTTTCTTTAGCGGCGGTATTGGTAGCCCACGCAAGAATCTGGGTAATGTCCTCAGAGAACTTAGGGTCGATACCTCTGGGGCCTATCTTTGCACAGCAGAAAAAACCCCCGCTTGGCAGTACCAAGCTGAAAAAGCGTTTCAAATCCATAACGCCGCCTTAGAAATTCTTTAGGTATTGTTCCAGTTTCTCGACATCTTGATCCCGCATGGCGGTCTCGCCTCGAAACCACTTGTATACACTTTGACGTGATACGTTCATGTGGTCTGCAATGTCTACAATAGAAACCCCCGAAGATATGGCTTTCTCAGCCAACTTAAACACGGGGCGGTCTGGGTATCGTTTAGCTAGACTCTGCACAATGTGCAGAAATTTAATCGTGTAACCCTGCATGTATCTCTCCCTTTAAGCAGAGGGGGCGAACCCCCTCTGTGATTTACTGCTTAGTCGTCAGCCCATTTATCAAGGGTAGACTGAATGTCCGCCGGTTGGGTAGCGGTCTTCTTGCTCTTGACCTTGGGTGCAGGTTCATCGGTTTGCTCGCTTGCGGACTCATTTTGCGTTTGAACAAATGGTTCAGTAGCAGACGAGTCGCTTGGCTCTGGCGAACGGAAGTTCATGGTAACAGCATTAATAGCCTGAGAAGATTCTCCCAACTCTTTAACCTTCTCAAACTCTTCCTTGTTCAAGGGTCGCACCGGCTTGAATGTTAGCTTAGGCGTAGCGGAGTCCGTATCAAAACGCATCTCGGTCACCACTGCGGTCACAGGAAGTTTATGGCCTGCAAGGAACTTGGCGTATTGACGAAGCGGTAGCTTGCCATTCTCGCCTTTACCAAAAATAGACTGAGCCGGGAAAATCATTTGCAGGATATCACCGTCCAAATCATTTTCTAGAGCAACTGCTGTCCATCGACTAAAGCGACAAGCACGTCCTTCACCTGCACCTGAACCTTTAATATTCTGCGGGCAACCTTCGCATGTGCTGTTCTGGGGTGTGGCAACGGATTCGTCTGGTTTCACCCCATCTGAAGACCAACAGCTAGGACCACGGTTCTCACCCTCTTTATAAGCACCGTCATAAAACGTGCGGTACTCGGTAGCGGCGGGGCGAACAATGATGACATTCATGGCTCGGTCTTCATTACGCATGACCTCCTCGCCATTAACGACCTTACGAAACACCGACCCTTTGATCGAGATGCGCGGGGGGCTAGAACCGCCTGCTAAGCTTTTTGTCGCGTCATCTAGTTCGATGTTACGCAGGTGTTCGGGAAGGGCGTTGTTGTCAAACAATTTCAATTCACTCATTTAACCTCTCCTTGATTGGCTTGAGTTGGGTGGGAATTCACCAACTGACGGGATGCGTCAGCGGTGTCGGGGATTACAACCTTGCTAGGGTCGATACTGAAATACTTCAAAATGTCGCTCATAAAAAACCTGTAGTTGTTGCCCACCACGATGCATGGGATAGGGCTTTTCTTTGACTTAGCCTGCCGCAAAATCGTCTGCCTGCTAACACCTAGCATGTGGGCGACCTCATCGGCAGAATATAACGGCTCTTTTAAATATGGGATAGTCGGTGTCATTACTTTCTCCTGACCGTGATCGCATACTGTTGATCCACGTTGAGTCCCACAGGTCGCTTATCGGGGTGCTCGTCCAAGAAAGCTTTCATAGGCGCTTGAGCAATGCGGCGCTCTAAAAGATCAGGGGCATCGTTATCCAGAATAAACTGGTGCATTGCACCCCAATCGCCTGTCCAGTACCTCGTCTTTACCGTGCGGCTGGCTGTGCCATAGGGGGTGCGTAGACCATCCGTACCGGTGCTATTGCAAAGGGTCAGGATATGGGACTCAAGCTGTTGTAACTCTTCTTTAAGCTCGCCATCTTCCTGATCGTACTTAGCCTTTAGTGCCGCCCGTGCGTCACGGATGCGGATATAAGCTTTAACTAATTTATCTGCTTGCATACTGCTCTCCTTAAAAATCTCTCCATGAACTACATTGTAACCCCATATAATTACATTGTCAACACCTCCTTGAACATTTTTAACAACGACTCATTGGTGTCTTCGGCTTTATCCAAATGCGCGAACCGAAGCCTCTCTACAGGACTGCCTTGTAATCGAACAACACGGCATTTCTTTGTCTGACCTGCACGGTGGATTCTAGCGTTTGCTTGCACATATGTCTCGTAGGAAAACACCGGCCCCCACCACACGATGGTGCTTGCGGCATGTAGGGTGACACCGTGTGATGCGGCTTGGGGCTGTATGAGTAGGACACGGGGGTCCGATTTATTTTGAAAATCATCAATGACTTTTGCCCGGCGTGTTGCAGAAACGTCACCTCGGATCATCTCAACCGTATAACCATCGCCGGTTAGCTTTTCGTGTAATTGGTCTAATACATGCGTGTAAGCCGCAAACACCAACACTTTCTCGGGGGCCTCGTCCAGCACTTCGGTAAGTACGTTGTAGCGGGGGGCGATGTCTAGTTCAATCACCTTGTCGTTGTCTGTAAACACCGCACCTGCGCTGGCTTGCGCCAACTTCTGTAAACCCACGGCGGCGTTGACCGCACTGACTGTCTCCCCCGCACAATTAGCCACCATCGACTTGCGTAGTTGGTCATATAGTTTTTTCTGTTGTGACGATAAGGGTACATCTCGGGTGGTGTAAATGATGTCGGGGAGATCCAAACATTCGTCTTTAGTGAATCGTATGGCCGGTTGTAAGATTTGGTTAACCCTATGTATGGCATCGCTCTTGGGGGTCCACTTATACAGACTGATCTTGGTCATAACCTGATCACGAAATAAGTTAAATGATCTAGGTACAGACGTTGGGTTCATCATCTTGGCCAAGCCAAACGCATCGGTTGGTGACTGAGACGCAGGTGTTCCGGTGAGCATCCACAGCCATGTCGATGGTCTAATCAATCCGTTAATGGCTTTCCACCGATCTGTGTTTGCATTCTTGACGTAGTTAGCTTCATCAATGACTACAAGGTCAAAACCTGCTTGAGCAATTTCCTTGCTCATAATCTTCACGCCATCGAAGTTAATGATGACAAACTCGGCATCGCCCCGAATAACCTGCTTGCGCTTCTCCCTCGAACCGTGGGCTATATCGGCTGACCGATGCATAGCGGTCTGAAACAGGTCACCCATCCACGCCGCTTGCATGACAGACATGGGGCATATCACCAGCACTCGGTTGATAATTTTCTTTGACATCAGGTAGTCCGCCGCCCAGATCACGCTGGCCGATTTGCCTGTCCCTGCATCGTTAAACACGAACGCACGTCTATGCAACGTGAGAAAACTGGAAGTTTGGATTTGGTGCGCGAACGGGGTTCGGGAACCGGGCCATGCGTACTTGCGTGAGATCGGTGATGGCACGTTTTTGATGTTTAGGTTTTTTAGAACTTGTGCTTGTTCTACCCCCCACCTTACTATCACCACCCCCCTTCCATCCTCGTGTTGTTCGATCAGCTTTGAGTCGGGGATGACGCTTAAAACCTTTTGCGGGTGGCGTAGCTGTAGCTTCAGTGCTACGTCATTGATTACTTCCATTTACTCTCTCCATAGCAAATCGCTCCAAACCGGTGTTTAGAGTTAAGGTGATGTGCCCCCCGATACAGCACGGGTTGTAGACGAACCCAACATTGTGTAGCCCCACAATGTTAAAACACACAATACTACTAGGGCGCTAACCCCTAGCGCACATCACATTTGGTAGCCTACCACGTCCTAAGTTTTTCGGGTACGGATAGACTTGTTTGGGTTTCTTGCAAATGATTTATTAGAGTCAGCCTTCACTGCGCGAAGGTTGCTCCGCTTGTTTGTGCCGCCCTTACTCAAGGGCTTGCGATGGTCTACGTCCATACCATCGCCCTTAGACACCGTGCCATCTCTTGTCAACTTACGCCGTGCGGCATTGCGCTTAGCCCGGTTCTTCTTTTGTTCCTCGGTGCCGTGATAAAGCGCATATTCTCGTTTGTAGTTTCTAGCCATAATTTATCTCTTTGGCGACCAATGCTGGCATGTCTTGACCGGACACCACCCCTTGCACAGGCCTGACGGATTGGGGTTCCATGTATCTGAATCCATAGCGGACTCTAGTCTTTTAACATCTGGCATCCAGTTCTGCCACATCTGGGGGATGTCCTCCCGATGAAACTCGGCCTCTATATACTTTTGCTCAGCACAAAACATCAGCAATCCTTTTACGGTCTCGACTTGTGGGTAATGCACAAACACGAGAAGTGCCATTAACTCAAGCTGGGTCGAGTCTGCATTTTTGGACTTGCCGAATTTATAGTCCACCACTTTGGCAATGGGCTTGTCCTCCCTGACCACGAGCAGATCGACAATACCCCGTAGCCAAACCTCGCTGTCGAAGAACTTGCATGCTTCCATCGAATGATTTATAGCCATGCGTTGTTCACAAAACTTTTCGCCTTTCATGGCCTTTAACTTGTCCATCTGCTCTTGCATAAAAGAGAACTTGGCGGGGATTGGCTCCCCATCCCGAACGTACTTTTCCGCCGCTTTATGTGCTTCGTTGCCATACAGCGCCGCCTCGTTGAATGTTTCCTTCACGTCCTTAACCACCTTCAGGTGGTAATACTGCTTGGGACATGTCTTGAAAGTTTTAAGAGAAGAAAAAGACCATGAAATATTCATCCAGCATCCGCCAAAGTTTGTCCATAATGAGCATCGGCTTTCAAGGGTATACCGGGAATCCATGCGGGAGCGATAGACATCTTATCCTTCAAGAATGCAACCGCTTGGTCTACTTCATTATCAGGAACCACCAGATAGACCGCATCATGGATGGTCAGCGCAATGTGATACTTCTTGGCTATGTGAAGCATCTGCTCTCCCATAATGCATCTAGCCAACGCCTGCACAAGCCCCTGATAAAACTTCGCTCCGTAGATATACTCTCTGCCTCTACGGGTATTATAAACCCACTGCGTTCTGCTATCTTCAGTTATGCGCTGAAGCTCGGGGTATCGCATGTAGAGACCCACGGGTAGTCTGCAACCATCGGTGCCGCAGATACTCACCACATCGTTCCTGCCATATGCGTGGCGCTCGTCACTGTTAATGGACTGCAAACAAATTTCCCCAATGTCCCACATCTGCTTGACCTTGGCGTGTTGGGTGCGGTACAGGCGCACAATGCGCTCGGCTTCATCCTGTCCTATATCTTTTCCCGATGCGACCTGAATGGCGTTGCGTAATTTAGCGGCTCCGACTCCGTAGATGAGGGACAACTGAGATGTCTTAGCGATGAACCGCTGATTGTCATTCACATCGTTATAGTCCACACCGAACACTTGCGTAGCAAACACTTTATACAAATCCAGACCTTCGGCGATGATGTCCAAACTGTTTTGTTGGTCAGCGAACCATAGGCCCACACGCAACTCAATGTTCGATAGGTCAGCACCCACGATCGTATGGCCCTGCGGGGCACGGATGCAGTTCTTCAGTGAGGTGTCGCCGCGACTCGGAAGATTTTGTAGGTTGACCCGATCGGAGTTATGCACTATCTTGCCGTTGGCTACAAACCGATGTCGTGGGCCACAATTAACTATGTCATACACAGGAACCAGCATACTTTCTCCTAGATAATATTTCTTCGTCACTCAAACCTTTGTGAATCCATATACGCAAAGTTTCATACGTTACATCGCGGCGTAAGTTATGTAGATACCGTATCCGCTCCCCTACGGCTGTCCTGCGGTACATCCGTTTGTTTCTAGCCTGCTCCGCCCGTGTTGCCCACCGCAGGTTGCCCGGTTCATAGTGGCGGTTGTTGTCTATCCTATCTATAGAATGTGCGCGAGAAGGACATGGGCCAATATTATCCAGCACCCATTTAGCGGCAATCAGCGCGGTGGGGAATCTAAACTCAATTCCCCGACCCCCATAGTTATTGTATGTAGGCGTGTTTTTGTTATGGCATCGGTCCTTAGCTGATTGCATACGCAGTCTGTGTTGCGTTACCACGTTGGTCCCATACTTAATTATGTACGGGTCAGTGTTGCGCTTTTTTGTGGCGGACCTCGCGGCGGCATCTGAAGCCTTTCGTGCTTGCTTAGCCCGAGTTTCTTTTGTAAGTGCCTGCATCCTTAATTTAGTTGAGCACGACCGACAACATTTACTACACCCAACAAGTAAGTCAGATGCCCGCACATGGCGCTCCACCCCGCACTGGCATTTACACAGGATCTTTGTTTGTGATGTTACCCGTAGCGACTCTAGCGGTGTCCACATCGTGTTCAGTAGGGCTTGCCGCAGTCGTAATTCGGTGTTGTCCCTGCATTGCTTCAGATAGGCTAAGCGGCCCAATGTTGGTGTATACGACATGATCTGGCGTTCCTGTTATTCCGTCCCAAGTAATCACTTCTGCAAACCCACTAAACTTAACGCCTTCATGCGGGACAAACTCCTCCCCGTCCCATACTAGGTCATCGAGTAGTACGTCAGTGATTCTTTTTGTTTCAATACCATTTTGTAAATTATAAACTAAAACCTCAGTATTGGATACTAGACAACCACTCCACCTGTGTGTACGAGCACCAGAGTATTTGAGTGGGATAGGGAATCGGCCATCCGTTGCGGGTCCTGAACGCTTGGCCGTGTCAATAAATCGCTGGGTTCTCGTTTCTTCAAGAGTCGATGACACCCCCAGCCTTGCGGCGACCAATGTCTGCACCCGCTCATCCTCATGCTCTGCCAACTCTTTAAAGGCTAGATCGGTCTTGGCAAACGCCCATGACTCTTTGCCTGTCTTGGGGCTTACCTTGGTGGGTGGCTCGATGCCTACTTGCTTCAGTAGCTGAGCAAACTTGTCCTTTGAACGTAAAAGCTTCTGGGTATTCTCTAGCGTGAGTTTGTCAGTAAGAACTAGCTCGGCACCTTCTTGATCCCCAATAGCCAATAGCGCCCGCATGAGATGGTTGCGCTTGTCCTTACGAACACGATTCAGATGCTTCTTAAGTGCACTAGCGTCCAGCACAAACGATGGTCGCGTAAACATCTTCAGTGTAAGGTCGATCAAGCTAAGTTCAGATACAGGGAACCCTTGATGTAACATGCAGTCGGCAATCGCACGGGTAAGCTCGGTGTCGTTGACACAATACTTGCCATACTGGGCAAGCTCCGCAGGGGTGAAGTCTTTGCGGTGTTTGCCCTTAGCGGCTATGACCTCATTGCCCTTCTCACCTACACCAAAGTGCTTGGCTAGGTTACCCAGTGAGACTGACTTATCCACGCCTAATGACGCACGTCCCATACACATTGTGTCCATAAGTTTCTGAGGGTGTATACCATACCGGAAGCTCAACACGCCTGCATCGAACATGGTGTTTTGTGCCAACAGGATGTGCGACTCAAGGTCATACGACCGCAGTATGCGTTCCATTTCGGCCTCGTCACCTGTATGCCAAACGGTGGGTTCGTTGTCCACCTTGATGGAAAACCCAATCAACTCAAACCGTGGATCTAGAATGTAGGCCTCGGTGCTTAGCTTGCGTAGGGAATACTCGTCATCGTAGTAACACTCAAGATCGAACGTGATAATACTCATTAAAGACTCTCCAGTAATTTCGCTACATCGCCTATGTTGTTTTCATTGACCACAATGGCTTGAGCGCCTGAGTCATTGATAGCGATCATCTCTCGCAACTGTAACGCAGTCGGTTTATTCTTACCTGCCTTACACTCAATAGCAAAAAACTTTCCCTTGTAACTTCCCACAATGTCGGGGATACCCGAACGGCCAAGGCCATATGTTGCAGGGGGGAAGTGATAAGCACCATAACTGTTCAGTATCTTTACCACCTTTTGCTTGACCGCCTTCTCAGGTGTCTGCGCCATTTACTCTCTCCAATACCTCAACAAGTTTCTCAGCGTAGTGCTTGATCTTCTTGGCTTCTTTGAGTCGTTCGTCTTTACTGCCCATACGCATGGTGTACTTCAGAATGTTGCCGCGATGGTAGCCTATCTGCTGTTCGGCTGGCCATGAGTCTATAACCTCCCACGGTTGCACAGACATCTCGGTGTAGTGCTCAGACCCACCCTGATGTACACGTTGACGTTCTAGTTCCAATGTGTTGTGTCGGTACAGTTCTTTCATCCTGCTCTCGTCCAGTTTAAGTTTGAGTAGATCACCCAATGCGGTGGGGTTATTCATATACCTCTCCTTTGTTCGAGGGGTCGTGCATTCTTGACATTGCTAAGAGCCGATACTCCTCTATAGTTTCGGGATCTGTATGCTCAATTAAACGGTCTGCACGGGATGGGTGCCTTAGCTTGCGAAGTGCTTTCACCTCTATTTGACGTATACGCTCCCTAGTCACATCAAAACGATGTGAAGCCTCCTCCAGAGTGAGTTCCTCACCGTCATCAAGGCCAAAGCGCAACCTCAAAACTTCTGCTTCTCTAGGGGTTAGGCTTGCGATAGCTTTTCCCATGTCGTTCTTGAGATCAGCATGCAGAAACTGTTTTTCAGGATCATCCCCATTCAACATATCACTAATACCGCCTGTCATTATTTTGAACAGTTCATCCTCTTCTACAGAAAACTCCCTGACGTTACTACTTATGCTCATGTTTAGTTGTTCGGATGTCCATAAATCAGTAGGGCACAAACAAAGTGCTTCCATTGTTTGTTTGGCAACTTTACAGAACTCACCTTTTTTGCCTATGGGTGACATCTTCAGGCCAACTATGTTGTGCATACTAACAAGGTTAATATTGTTACTCCTGCAAAAATGCGCCACGGACTCATAACCCGCATCTTCAATTGCTTTTAGAATTAGATTGTTACGCACCGATATCTTGATTCGATACTCTCCTTTCTGGTTATCCATATGCACCTCCGCTTATCCAGTTCCAGTATCTTCTGTTTGTCTCATGTGCCTGATCAGGTGTGAGTCGTGGCTTCAATACATCTGCAACTTCTTTAGTTACTGCGCGTTTACCCTCAAGCACTTTCTCTGCTTCGGTTTTACGATCTCGTTGTTCCTTGCGCGCCTTGTAGCCACGATGATCCTTAGCCTTTGGTTTAGCCGCATCGGGTCTACTGCCCGCCTCATAGATAGGAGACCAATTTGTGCGACCACCATCGGGAGGAGACCATCCACATATACGAATATGTCCGGCACTTTTTAGATCACGTAGGCCGTGTTGTACTGTATCTAGTTTTTGGCCTGTTATTGCTGACAGATGCTGTGCTGTGCCTTCCTTGCCATCCATAAATAGTTTGATTAACACACGCACTATGGCACGATCATATTTAGTTAGCTGTTCAAGCGTCATGCCTGCAAGTGACCTAGTTTTTCCCACTGTCCTCTCCTTTCGTTCTGTAACCATCTAGGAAGCCTCGCTCGTAGGCTTGTCTGATACTGATACGTCCTAGCCTCTCAGCATTTTCTGCAATATAAAGACCTGTCGCGTTCCACGCCGCCATTGCTCCCTTGTTGCGCTCATGCACATCGTGCATCATCTTATGTTCTTCCCATGCTTTATCTTCGTCAGTCATTTCATTCTCCTAAAAAGGCGTACTGCCATCATTCAAGTATTGTCCCGTCCTGCGTTGCAACCATTCCTGAATCATCTTGCGTTCGTGTGGCATCTTGAATGGTTGTCGCCAGCGTTCCCACGTCAAGCCTGACGGGTGCTTAGTCGTTTCCGCAGAGGTCTTTGTATTGCTTTCTTGGTTCATGATTCTTCTCCTTGAGCTTGGATTCGATGGCACGGGCGAAGTCATGCGCCCAGCTCCCAAACATAATTTTCCACTCATCGCACAACGGTTTTATATCCTCATCCGTCAGCCCGACCCACGGTTTACGCATCTTGCCATCCATCTCAACAAGCCCAAATCGCTCATCTTTGGTCAACGGGTAGCCACAAGTGGCGCATTCGATTAGGTTCTTATCCATGATTCTTCCCCTTTAGCTTGGCTTCGATCATTCGTTCGGCATCTTCTCTACCGTATTGCATCGACATGTCTGTGTCAGCTTCTTTCCAGATGTAAGTCCATTCTTCCTCCGTCAGACCCACCCATTCACGTTGCTTTAGCATCGCAATCGTCATAGCTTGATCGGCGGCTATTGCTTCCCAGTCTTTCATCTCGGTTTTCTCTGCTTGCTCAATGGCTTGGCGTAGTGATTTGATGGCATTGTCTTCTAGGTCAGGCTGATAAGCCGTGCCTCCTTCGCAAGCCCGTACTCGTTTACCGTTATCTAGCGCATCCAACGCTTGTTTCATCGCTTCAATGCTCATTCTTCAACCTCCACTGGGTATGCACGGTTGCCGATGCGCCATGAGATCGCGCGCTTGTCTGCGTCTTGCTCGGAACAGTAAACCGTAGCGCTTGTTCCGTATATATTCACCCACACCGTGCGTTTCTTCGGAGCCATGAATAGGTCGGATTCGTCATCGTTAACTCCAGTCCACGAACCAGACTCCAGATACCCAAAAATGTTTTCACCTACAAGAACGACAAGCTTTTGTGTCGGGTGTGCCTCCGGCACATGAGCAATAAACTTCGCAGGTTTACCGTCCCTGCATACGATAGGCTCGCCACGCTTGGCGGCTTCTAAGTCAAACTGTTTCATCACTGCCTCCCATGTCAAACCATTCATAAATGGCGTTGGTGATCTCGTGGTCTATCTCTTGCTTAATCAGGTTCTCGTCTGGATTGTCTGTGTGTTTGTGCGCTCGCGCCCATCCCATGTCTATCCCTTGCTTGACTGCTAACTAAAGTACTAGGTGAGCTTTAGGTTTCATGACAATATCTCCACTTCGGCTTCTGTTTCTACCCACACACGAGCACCGCATGACAGAGGTTTGTCTGCGCTGTACACCACCTTGCTCTCGCCTTTGATGTGTACTTCGTGTGCATAAGTATTACTCTTGTAGGTCTTGACTGTCAGCACTGGGTCGTTTGTACCGTGCTTAGCGTTGTGTCTAATCTGATGTTGGTTTACATGAATGATTGTCTTCATTGTTGCCATCGTCCCTGTTCTGGTTAAACAAATAATCGTTGCGGTACTCGGTGGGTGGAACCCACCCATACTTACGCCAGATGCTCTGGCAATCTGCGCCCGGCTTATATTTAAAGTTCTTGTCCATCAGCATAACCATTCCTTGATACGTTGCCACAGGCTCTTGGGCTGTGCGGGTTTAATGGGTGTGGGTGCTTTAGCCGGTGTAGGTCGAGCACCTTTCTTATTCCGATACAAATAACGTGCGTTGTATACACGGCCTCTTGGTATACCCAAAGTCCTTGCGGTTTCTGTTGGCGATGCGCCTGAATCCAAAAGTTTAAGAATCTTACGGGTCTGTGCAGACATACGGGGGTTACGTTTCTTTTGTGCCATCAGTCTCTCCTAAAAGTTTAAGTTCATCTATCAAAAGTGGGTAAAGGTTTGTCTTTGAAAACTGCACAAACCGGAACCGGTCGTCTAAGGTAATACGTTCTAACTCTTGTGCTGTCATGTGAGCGTCATAAATCCAAACAACATTAGGTCTTACAATCTTGCGGTTACCTGTATTTTGTCGAGTGACAAACACTTGCATGATCATGGTGTCCAACGGTTCCGGTACGTCCATCACCGGAACTGAAGGTATAAACCGAAGTTGTCCAATAAGCGTAGAGGACAACTGGCGCTTTGGGTCAATGTAGGTTGCATACAACTGTACAGATACAACAGTTGTGGTATCTAGATCGACCGTTGCACGAAGCCAAAGCGGTAACTTAATCTCAATCCCCATTCACTCTCCTAGATAAAAATTGTGGTGCCAACATCGGCTCTAATCTTCGTGGTGATTGCCCACAAAACTGGACAATCCCACTGACCCCATCGCCCATGAACGTAGCCATCAGTCAACATGACTACGCAGGTAGGGTCGATGTGATTCTCTTGCATATATTCAATCAAGCACGTTGGGTCAGTGCCCCCTGCCATAACTGGTTTGGTGCGATTGATCATCTCGGCATAGTCACTGTTCTCATACACCTCATGACCCGCCACAGTTGTGCCCCAATACATTAAGTGAACAACAGCAGGGTTCACAGTAGACATAATGGCGGATACCTCCGTCAAGAAGCGGTTGATCAGATCATCGTTGACCGATACCGAAGCATCTACACCAAGCACAACCACGTCAACACCGTAGTGAATCGTGGTGGGTAGGTACATATCTTGTGACACCATTGAGCGGCGAGGCCTTGCATAGGTTGGATCATCTGCGCCTTTACACGTTGCGCTAAAGAATTCCTGTAATGCATCTCGCCAATCAACCTTAGGTTCGAGCAACTCCTTAATCTGACGTGGCACGTCATTGCCCAATAGCTCCGAAGCTAATGCTGACTGACGAAGCGAGGAATCAATCTCTTGCTCGGTCATATCCTGTGCACCATCCCAGTCATGACTATCCATTGGCTTCTCGGTGTCATCATCATCGAGTAAAGCAAACACCTGCTTACTGTCCATGCCACGGAAGCGATCATCTTGCAGACCCCCCTCCGGTAGCCTGATAAAGTCAGGGTCGTTAAGGTCGGCAATAACTTGATTGATCACATAGTCACATGCACGGTTGGCCTTCTGTGCATCTGCTTCGTACAGTGAGCGGTACACCGTCAGGTGACGCATCATGATGTGCCCGCCGTACTCGTGGTAAACCAACCCACGCAACTCGGCATCAGTTAATGAGTCAACGAAGTTGGGATTGAATATGACGTCTCGCCCATTGGTCTGCGCCGTGGGTATGTCAGAGCGTACCTCGGTCTTACCAAGCATCATGATGCCAGCGAGGTACGCAAAGCGGCTGTCACGAATGAGCGACACCTTGGCTCGCTCAATGCGTTGTTGAACTGTGTACATAGATCTCTCCTAGATATTTATAGTACCCCACGTTGCGGTGGGGCGCATCGTCATACTGTATGACGATGTTTAGAACAGGTGCTGGTGACTGCGAAGAAAGTCAGTGAAAGTCTTATTCCTTGAGGCCCACTTATACTTCTCGATGTCATTGGCCATCATCAAAGCAAACACCGCCTTGGCCTCGGCAAACTCGAAGCGTTGCATGAACGTCATCCATGCAGATAGCGTGTCGCGTGTCACCCACTTAGCGGCTTGGCATCCAAGGTAAATCATCGCACTAGCATCACTCGGAACCACCACACCTGTCGGGTCATCCTGAATCTCGGTGGGGCTAGGCAACTGGTCAGCCATGCGAATGAAAGTTTGAATGTCCAGAGCCGCCGGTGCGCCTACCGTACCCATGAGTGCATGAACCACAGCATCCTCGCCTAGCTTGTCACGCATGCACATAATGTCGTTGGCGCGGGTCATCGAACGGTGGGTGACAAACGCACTATGCCTAGAGTCAGGGTGATACACCAGAGGATTATCCTCAGGGTTTTCAAGTTCCTCGAATGACTGGAAGCAATGCGGGTTGCGCTTGATCCATGCCCCCAGTATGGGGTCAAGTCCTCGACCTGCCATGTATGCAATGTATTCATCAGCCGTGGGCTTAGCCATCCGCAGTCGGGTCAGCCGATTAGAGACGTGCGGCTTGAGAACATCGCCCACATGCTCGCGGCCAAGGTTAGTTGTGCCAAACACCACGGTGTCTGGGTGAAACTTGCGGTTGCCCCAACGCCTGTCATTAAAGGCAGGCAAGATGGCGTTGATGATACTCTGCGATGCAGACTTACCTAGTTCATCAAACATAATAATCATCGGCGTGTCCGTGTGAACCCCCAATGATGCGTTCGGATAAAACGAACTGGTCTGCGTCTCGTGGTTAACCGCAGGTATCTGGAAGTCACCCGCATCGGCAATGGTCGCCATGTCAAAGTACACGGGGTGGTGGTCAGGCAATGCCTGAGATATATCCTCAAGCAATGCAGACTTGGATGACCCGATGTGACCCTCGACCAAGAAGTTGACCTGATTACCTAGTGTGCAAATCAATTCGGCGATGTCCGAACGAGGCAATTCTTTATACATAACTCTCTCCTAGTTGGTTGGTTAGTTAAACTGCAAACTTATCTAGCACATCCTGCATCTTCTTGTGGACAGTCTCACGAACTGAATCACTCTGGCGTAACGTATCTACATCCATCGGCTCAAGAATACTCTTGAGTTCGCGGCGCACCTGATCAAGGTCAGCGTCATTAGTCAAGTTAAGTCCGGCTAACGAATCCACCAATGTACGGAAAGCTTCGATGGTACTGGTGTGAATACGTGGTCGTTTGCCACCTTCCTCTATAGGCGCAACCTTGTCACGCAAGTGAGCCGCTGACTCAAGTACACGAGACCACAGGTCTTGCATCGCGCCGTGTAATCTGTCATGTGCTAACTGCTCGTACTGCTGTCGTAACACATCGACTGCCTCATTGTGTAAGTCCACACGGAAGTCACCGGCACGGGGTACAGGCTCGAATGTATACACGAACCGGAACTTATCACGGATAGTCGAGGGGTCAGGGTACTCGTTTCGGTCAAAGAATCCACCCAATGCAAAGGCGGCGTTGCTCACCTTGGCATAATAGTTACTGACAAACTTGTCAGCCAGTCGGTCAAACTCATCGCGCATGTCATTAAGCACCTGCGACACGTCATAGAAGGTGGCAGTGGGCACGAGCCTGTCGCCTGAATCCGTCCAAGGCAATGTGATATCAGAGACCTTACGGCGGATGAGTCCTTGGTACGTGACCAACTCTTGCAGGTCATTGTCATCTGCGAACAGTGACTTGTACACACTAGCCGCAGACTTTGCTCGTGCACCTTTGGCACCGACCACCTCGTCACGGGTTTTCTTGTCGGTCTTACGACCGGTGTACATGCTGATGCTGTAGCGCAGAATCATGGCAGATGATTCGAGGGTGGGTACTGCGTCATGGTTGGCTTGCATATCCATGTCAATCTCTCCTAGATAACGTCATACCGTATGACGTTGTTGGTTGGTAAATGTCTGGTGCTCTCCAACACCAGAAACTACATTGTAACCTAATAGTATTACATTGTCAAGCATCAGGTTCCTCGTCAAGGAACTCGTTATCCACGAGACCTTTGATCTGACGCATCAGAATCTCCCGCTCACCGTCAGCAAACATGCGGTACACCTCCTTCTCGAACAGCACCCCCTCCTCGTCAATGTATAGAACATTCTCAGGGTTAAACAGAAACTGTCTGTCATGGTTACGCAACTTAAAATACACACTGACTAACATCACATACTCCTTGTCAATAAATCAAAATCCAATAGGAACCAAAAGAACACGAGCAACGTGCCCCAACCTATCGCCCACATGAGGGCTTCAATTAGTTTCTTCATCAAGTTAGCTCCTCTACGTTTAGGGTCTCTTGCTCGTATCTCTCAAGTGAGTCGTCGTTGTCGGTTGAAAACAGTTCGTGCGCTTGCTCGCACGCCGCTTCCTGATTCTCTGCTTGAACTCGAACAGGTTTAGTTACTGTTGCTCGGATGGTTACTTCATACGTTTTCATCATTACTCTCCCATAGTTCGTTCCACATCTGCTTGTCCACCTTGATAAACAAGGTGTCCTCGAACTCCTCGACAATATCTGCGTCCTCTAGCATGTCGAATGCCAGTGTTACTTTGTCCATGTCAGTCATCATTACTCTCCCTGTATAGTGGTATGCATGGTCGTTCGCGCGTCTCGTATGAAATAAAATCCTCGTATGATTCATACAGCACCAATGTCTCGCCATCAATACCCACCACGCGCCCATCGTGCAGGAACACCAAGTCAACCGGGCAGTTGCCACCCGCCTCGAACCCATCTACCCGCTGTATAAATTGTGTACCCACCTCAACCACCGCCCGATCAAGGGCGGCTCCTGTTAACTCACTTTTTTTCATCGTCATCTCCCTCTACCAATCCCACAAAGTCATAGGTCACATACTTTTCTGCTATCTCACGGGCAGACTGAAGGTTGTCTAACTCGAACGTTTTGTACAACTCTTGGCTTTGTCTGAGGGCCACCAGATAACGTGGGTCATCCATGCCACCTAAGCCTGACTCGATATATACCCCCACTGCGCGGTTGCAACAGCTTACTGTCCATAAATAGTCCCACTTGTTTGTATCTACATCAGTCATGTTTACTCTCCTAGTGATAAGTGTTTACTGCTATTGCATCTTGATATAGGTCGTACAACGCCTGCTCAACTGCGTCATCGTTAACTGCAAAGTCAATGTCCTTGCGGCACTGATTCAACAAGTCCATCGGCAGGGGCATGTCCCAGATCAGCGCATACATCTCGTCAGGTTCGGCGGGGTTAACAACACAAGCGATGTGATACAGCAACTCGCCCGTGTCACCGCCTATTGCATCCACGCATGCATCGAACACCTGCACGTTGTAGTGGGTGTAACCATCGTCATACTTTGCGTCCCACGTGTAATAGTGAGGGTCGTACAAATCATCAGGGTCAGGCACTGACGGGTCACGGTCAGTCGGTAGCGATTCCCAGTCGATGCTCTTGACCCTCCGAATCAACGCCTTTAGATGCACCAAGTCAAGCGTCTCGTTGGGTCGATGCTCATTCATATACCCCACGCTGATGTTTGTACACTCGGGTATACTGCCTATGAATTCGGCGGTGTCGGTATACACACCGGTGTCATCTGGTGCATACATCAGCTCGTCACTAGATAGCGCATTACTCAGAGCATCAGCGAACGCATCAGAGCAACACCTGCCCCACCCTTGGTGGGTAATGACTGACGATGTACCCTTGCGGTCGAATGCAATGGCTCGGTCGAACTGCGACAGCAGGTTTGGATAAGTGTCGGCCAGATGTTTAGCACCCACGCCGCCCCTCTCTTCGCACCTAGTAAGAACGTAGTATGCAGGTACATTGGCCTTGATTAGCGATAACAGCACCAGTACACCCGCCCCGTCATCTGCGCCTAGACACTCGCCACCATCGACATGCACGGTGTTGTCCTTAAACACCGCCACCTTCTGCCTACCTGCCTTGGGGTGTACGGTATCCGTGTGGGCAGTGAACAAAGTGCGTGACCCTGTGTCTTGTCTGTTGTCATAGTGAATGTTACCCGCATCGTCTTGCCACCAAGCGTCCCCTAGTTCTGGCAGGATGTAACGCTCTATCCAATCTTGCTCGGTGGTACTGGCATGCGGACGCTTGTAGCTGAAGAACTCTTTGATAAATTTATTGGTTAGTTTCATTGTGTTTTCCTTGGTTAGTAATAATCGTCCATCCCCTCGCAAGAGGGGGTTAGTACATCGTCATACCGTATGACGTTTAATCTTCGCACTCGACCTGCACCGCTTCACCGTCCACGACTTCCCAACCATCGGGCAGGTAGTCCTCGTGGTATGTCTCGCCCTCGATTGTGTAGCGGTGCATCGTGCCGTAGTAAATATTGCCTGACCCATCGCATGTCCACGTGTCATCAATGTGGTAGTAGTCACAGCTATCCTCGGGTAGCACGATGTCGTGGTAAGCCAGATAATTCTCATCGTAGTAACACCCGTTACTCTCGCAATACACCACCTCTTCATTGCGTAACCACTCCTGCCCATACCTTGACATAGCAAGGGTGTAGTCATCCTCACGACAAGAGTCGCAAACGTATACAGAGCCATCGTCTATGTACGTTATCTCGTACTCGTCAACCCTACTGCCGCAGTGGTCGCACTCAATGCCGTTCTCCTCTACATACCCCTCGACTGACGTACAGCGATACTCGCCATTCGCACAAATATGCCAGTGAGTGCCGCAGTCATCGACCTCTTGGTCGTCACCGTCAATGTATGGCATTAAGTCCCCCACCTTGGCGAGTCTGTGATCCTCCCAACTGGACTCATGGGTATAGCCCTGACTCTCAAGCCACGCTTCGAGCAACTCATCAGAGTGTGAGTACCCGTCATTGGGACAGCGTTTGAATGAGCGCACGAACATCATCGAGTTCTGGTTAATGATTGCACGTCCCCAGTACTCACCATCGCCTTGTGTGCGGTAAGCCAAAGCCCAGCCCAGTGATGGGTCATAGACTTTGTAGGGGTGGTCGTGCGCATCAAACTTACTCATGCACGATGCTGGCCCCTTGCGTACCACGTCAATGATCTTATCCATGTTGGTGGTGATGTGGCACTTGGTCGCATCCACTGTGTACCTTGTTGTGAAGTCCCGCAGGATGTGGTCGGGGCAGTCGGGCATATGTCGGCGCAAGTACTTGCCGAATGTGGTTACTGTCTGCCGGTCAGCCTCTCCCTTGGCATCGTCCAGTGTGAACGCGATGCGGTTGCTGTTGTCTTGGGCTTTGTGTGGCCACTCAAGCACCATCTCGTGCCAGTTCGTGACGTACTGCAACAGCGGGCGGTGGGTGTCGCTCGTTAGCAAGTCCCTTATCATGGGGTGCAGGTCGTAGCGCAGTACCTCTCGCTCAAACCACGGGCGCAGTTTGCGGAACATACACTCAGTCTGCATGATGTCCCAATCGGTGGGCGGGCGTTCTGCGGTCAAGGCGTAGAGTGCCTTGTAGATCACGGGGTGGGTGTTGATTGGCTCGGGGTTAGCCATAACGTGGATGGCGAGAATGTCGAGCGGCTTGGGTGCATATACTGGCATCGCATTTCCTTTGGTTGGTTGGTTGGTTGGTTAATACATCGTCATACCGTATGACGTTGTGGGTACTGCTTGGTACAGCTACCTAGTGTGGGTCTGAATTGTGCTTTGCATGGTTAGCACGACAGCCTTTCCCACACCAGAAACTACATTGTAGCATGGGTGGGTTACATTGTCAAGGGTAGGTAAAAGATGTATAGAAATGGAAAAACTGTAAGTTGGGGTGTGTTCCAAAAAAGGGTGTATTTGTTCCGGTAATGTTACGAATTTTGTTCTGAGGAATTTGTTTGAAATCAAGGGGTTATAGGGTGTGTTCTGATTGTAACGGTTTCTGGGATTATGAACCCGGGAAAAAGGGGGGTAGGGGGATATTCCCCAAAATAAAAAGATACACAGAAATAGAGAATCTGCAACTACCAAACCCCCCGGAGGGTAAAGTTTTCAGAACTCACTGTTTGCAAAAGCTGGAACATTGGAACATTACTAATAATAATAATAATTATATATATATATATATATATTTAATAACTAATAACTATTAAGAGGGGGTTTTTCTCTGCCAAAACCTGCATTTCCCTGCAAGTTTTGATCATGTTGGACATTTTGGACATTTTGATAGCGTTCCCGTTTACATTGTCCGTTGGAACAAATAACCGGAACTTTGGTACAAACCGTAACGGGCTTGATGCGTGATGCCAGCGTATGCGACCGAACCGGTTCGGTGCGTGGTGCCACGGCGTGTCGCCACGGTCTGCTGTGGGGGCGAAGTAAATCATCCCCCCGAGGGGGGGATGAT